CTGAGATCCTCAAGGTCACCGGCAATGAGCCCCGAGAAGTCTCTGGTATCGTCAAAGAGCGTATCTACCGTCTCACCCGGCCAGATTTTTTCAGGAAGATCTTTGTGCCACCGAATAAACTGAGCCTTGGCAAGGTACCTGGGGCTGGGTTCAGGAAGCGGTCCCGTAAGCCTGAACCCGAACTGAGAGCAACCGCCGTGTCCCTTCCCTACCGTCTTCGTGTAGGACTCTCGGTCCATAGGTTTCGTCAGAACTGAGTCCACAAAATCCGCGGAAATCATCAGAACTCCCTCCCCCAGGCAGAACAGAATTCCTCAGGGATTCCGGAGTGCTCACTGACTTCCTTTGGTGTGCCCCAGTGAAGAGCGTTGGCAATCTCTCGCTTGAGGGATTTAGGGTACTGAGGAGGGACGGTTGGCAGATACTGCATCCAGATAATCTGATAGGTTTTTACGTCCCGCATATCCTCAATGTCCTGCTCGAGGAAAGCCTCGATCATCTCTTTCTCGTTCTCGGCGTACAGGATCGGAGCGATATCAAACACGGCGATCCCCCTTAAAGCCAACCCGGCGCTTTTTCGTAAAGAGCTTCTGCCTGGTGGGATCTGGTGGTATCGATCCCGCTGATGGATCGCGGCATGAGTTCCATCAGCTGACGTTCAGGGGAAAGGCAGAACTGGCTACTTCCTCTCTCGTACCAGAGCTTCTGCTTAGCGAGTCGCCCGTTCTTTCTTTGCTTATCGAGAAGAAGAACCGTGTCCGCGTCCTGATCCCAGCCGGCATTTTTGGTCTTCATGTCCTGCGCTTCTTTCTCTTTCTTGTAATTGCGGAAGACAATGACCACGTTGTCCGCCAGATTTGAGATGTCAGCGGATCCGGAGATTGAGTAGCGGTCAGGGAGCTCATTCGCGGTCTGATTGGAATTGAGTTTCCGGAGATGAGCCACCAGGTGGATATGAGCGCTGAATTCCACGGAAATGCGTTTCAGGGTATCCACAACCTTTCGCTGAGACTGGAAAAGCTGATCACTTGACCCACCGCCAGCCAGCATCATCAGGTTATCCACGAAGACGTGGCGGCACTTCTTCTCCCCAGCGGCATAAGCGGCCGCGTCAAAGCAGTGGTTAGGATGGATATCTCCCCGATTCCGGTAGATCCAGAAACGCTTCTCGCACCAGTCAAAGAACTTGGAAACCTTGTCTGCCTCAGTTCTCAGGAGTGAACGGCCGTACGCCATGCGGATCATCTGCATGATCGTTTCTTTCGGATCCATTTCGAAAGAAAGGAGGCAGACCGAGTCTCCGTTCATCATCATGGAAAGAGCGATCTGGGACATGAGAGCGCTTTTGCCGGCACCGTTATTACCCGCCCAGACCGTCAGCTCACCCGGTCTCAGAGAGAAGGTAGGAAGAATCGGACACTTTTCGCCGGCATTCAGGTCAGGGTTCAGGACCTGTTCCATCAGGTCGGTCTGGAAAGACGCTGCGGGAATGATGTCAGGGGACGGATCCCTGTCTGACCAGAAACCCTTCACGTCTTCAGGATTGATATCAAAACTGCTCATAAGTACCGCCTCCTCCGGGGATTCTTCGATAACGTTTGGCGTACCCTTTGACTGTTCCTTCGTGTCCGTACGCCGAGAAGACAACGAAGAGCGGCAATGCCGCCTTGATCTGATCCACGCATGACTGCATCCGAGAGTCCCCAGTGGATCCGATTGAGAAGTTTTTGTTTCCGTCTGGGAAAGCCAGACACTGGACGCACTTTCCCTTGAGGAAAGACCAATCGATGACGCCGAGTCGGTCAGTAGGAAGGACATCGACCACGTCTTTCACGTACGGGAAAGGCGTCGTAGGATCGGAATGGAAGACCACCAGGACAGAAGTCCCGAACTTGTGATCAAGAGCATCGAGTAAGCGCATGGGGTGTCTCCCTACTTGAAGATGTCCTGAGTGGGATCGCTGGCGGGTTGGTTTCTCTTATCGGAGTCTTTAAGCCAATCCGCGCGGAAACTTGCCCAGCTTCTTTCAACGCAGATCTTTAAAACGTCATCAACAGAGAGACCCGCATCACCCGCCGATCTGACAAAGAACCCCCAAGTCCTTTCTGTAAAAGGCGGCTGACGCTTAAATTTCCGAACCGAATTGACTTCGTCGAACAGCCCCTTATCGACCCCTTCGGGGCACTCAATTGCCTGCTTGACCTTTTTTGGCTTGGCAGCTTTTGGCTTGATCGCTTGTTGCGAATCATCCACAGCACTGTCCGCAGGAACTGCGGCATGTGCGTTCGTGGTGTGTGTATTTGTAGTAATAGGTTCTTTTATAGGTTCGGGGTCACGTGATGACCCACCCCCTACCACGGCATGACCCACCCCCGGGTCAACTGTTGACCCACCCTCGGTCATGTGGTGACCCACCCCTGGGTCATGGCGTGACCCACCCTCATCTTGTTTGGCTGGTTCTGATCGACAGAATTTGGCAGATTTTGGGACGTTTAATGTGTAAACCGTACGAAGGATTTCGCCGGCATTGCCACGAATCATTTGCCGAGAAATAAGCCCTAACGCTTCCAGATCCCGGATAGCTTTCCTAAGCGTGTTCTTGGATCTGATTTCTGTTTCCTCGAGCAGAAGCTGAATAGACGGATAGCACTGCCTCGTCAGATCGTTCATGTGATCTGCCAAAACAAAAAGACAAACCTTGGCATAAACGGATCCAGTTTTTGCCTTACCAGCCCAAGCAAGCGCTTCGAAACTCATGGCGCCCCCTTCTCTTAATCGCGAAGGAAGATGTCAGGCATAAGTTCTCGACGAGGAATCCCCGTCGCTTCACTTACCGCAGACACTCTTTTGCGAGGGATCACCCCGCCATGCTTTACTTGCCAATCACTGACACTCTGGCGAGATACCCCAATACGCCGAGCAAGTTCCGCCATGGATCCCACCGCGGCGGCAGCTCTCTCGACCGGAGTTAAGTCTTTATTGGTCATCAAGCGTGTCTCCTAAATGATTTACCGAGATTCACCGTAAAGCTTACAGTGTCAGCCTAAGACGGTCAAGGAGTAAATTGCACTTAGACCGCTTTTTTGTCAGACTGTCCCTGACTTCCCACGACGGAGATGACCATGAGTAACGGTATCGGAGAAAGAATCGCAGCCCTTTTGGCTGACAGAAGAGAGACTCAAGCAGACCTGGCTCGTGCACTTGATGTGAAACGGCAGAGCGTGAATAAATGGATGAGCGGAAGAAGCGACCCGAGAAAGGACATCGTCGCCAAGATTGCAGAACATTTTCAGGTATCCCCAGCTTGGCTAGCCTATGGCAGTGAACCAGGCGCTTACGGTGATTCAATCCATTTGGAATCTGGGGATGTAGTGATCCCTGTCTACGACTCGGAATTTTCATGCGGGCCCGGCTCAGAACACAGCGAATTCCCGCAGACGGCGCGATTTATGGTCGTAACCCCTGAATGGCTTGGGCGCTATGCCGGCAGTGCCAATCGCAATTCGCTGGCATTGTTCCCTTGTGTCGGATATTCAATGGCTCCAACGATCGGAGATGGGGATTTGGCAATCATTGATTCTTCACAGACACGGATTGTAGGTGACGCGATTTATGCCCTTAGTTATTCAGGAAGTTTTTTTATCAAACGGGTGCAAGTACTTCCCGGAAAAATTATTGTGAAGTCAGATAACCCCGGTTACAGCCCATTTGAAGTTTCAGGACCAGACCTTGACAACATTAAAGTTCTAGGTCGGGTTTATGTCGTAATGAACATTCATAAACCATAATCTCAACTAAATCCAACTTGTCTGAAGCCTGTTGCCTGCTGTATCGGGAACAGGCAAAAGTTGACGGAACGCAAAGTGGCGTTCCGTTTTTTATGGCTTACATGTCAGCCTAATGTTGACTTAAATATTCTCGTGGGTTACTATGCTATTCAACAACTGACAACAGTGACTTTTGTGGAGAACACCATGACTTACAGAACCGCCGATTACGACCAGTACGAGTCTGATCTCCGTGAACGCGAAGTGACTCAGAACCTGACGGTGCATGAAGACTCCGCCCGGGAAATCTTTCTCTGGATCGCTGAAGCAGCTATTTCGCTCGCTTCCCTCTTCCTGATCACGGCCGTGCTCCTGTCCTTCTTTGGGATTCTCGAGTTCTCGATCAATTGAGGTCTGCGATGGATAAAAACGAAAAACCGCTCCGCATTACTGAAGAAGCCGCCCGGGATATGTGGGCGGCTGCATGTGGAATCGCCAAACAAGAAGTGGACTTTGATGTCGCACCGCAAGTGAACGGCTACCTTCTCAATCGGCTTAAAGAGTTACACGAACTCGCTGGTGGCGGCGTCGATGATCCTCTCGGTTTCTTTATCCGTAAGCCCGGTGAGGAGAGCCTCTTTGAGGCAAAGCAAGTAGATGGCGTCCATACGGGCAAGACCGCCAAGCTGGTAGGCGAGTCGTTTGGAAGTGAACTCCTCGTATTTCTCCTCCAGCGTGCCCCCATTACCGACCCCCGGATTCTTCAGGTGGTCGCCAAGTTTCTGATTGAACTTTTCAACGTTGAATTTTCTGCTGAAGGGAAGAACGATCGCCCCAGACTGCAGGCCGGCAACGATGATCTGGGTCACCTCGGCGGAGGTGAATGAATTTGAGTCAGACATAGCTTTTCTCCTTGTGGATGAAAGAAAGAGCGTTTTGGTGGAACCGCTCAATTCAATCTTCCCACAAGGAGATCCTCAGAACCGAGTTCTTATGCATGGCTCAAAGCCATACACAAGATCTTGCAATGAAGGCAAGTGACAGGGGTGCAATGCCCCGGACAGCATTGATCCGTAAACGGCATTACGGGGACGCTCGAGCAGACAGCCGTACGACCTGACGCGGCTAACTCCCAGAAGCTCTTCTGAGCCATATGCCAGGGGCAGTTGACCTGAGCTGGGAGGAAAAAGCCTACCGTTGTTGCTTTTCTTAAGGACACAACGGTCGGTTTTTTCAAGTTGGATCTTTATGGAGAAGCAATGAGTTACGCAACACTAATTCTTGGCGAATCCGGCACCGGCAAAACAGCAAGTCTGAGGAATCTGGATCCGTCCAGAACGCTTCTGATTCAGCCGACTAGGAAACCACTCCCCTTCAAGCCCACCGGCTGGTTCGAGAGGAAATTCACCAAAAGCGGGAACAATGGCGGGAACATCTACGTCACAGATGATCCCAAGATCATTGTGGCGGCTATGAAAAAGTCTCAGGCCGACATCATCGTGGTTGATGACTGGCAGTACATCCTCGCCAACATGTATATGGCTCGGCGGGATGAGAAGTCATTCGACAAGTTCAACGCGATCGGCGGTGCCGGCTTTGATATCTGCCAGGTCGCCTCTCAGCTCGATGGAGACAAGCGCGTCTACATCCTCGCTCACACCACTACCGACGAATTCGGCAACACCAAGATCAAAACACTGGGAAAGCTCCTCGACGACAAGATCGTGGTCGAGGGCATGTTCACAACTGTTCTTCGGACTCACGTTTTGAACGGCCAGTACTACTTCAGCACCCAGAACTCAGGTTCAGACACCGTCAAGTCTCCTATGGGGATGTTCGAAACGGCAGAAATCGAGAACGACCTGGCTGCTGTCGACAAAGCTATCTGCACTTACTACGGAGTCACCAATGGCGACAAAACTAACGCTGTATCAGCTTGATGAAAGTATCCGGGAACTCTTCGAAAACCTTCCGGTTGATGAAGATACCGGTGAAATCCTCCCCGAAGCGGCCGCCCAGATCGACGCTCTTCACGAACAGTTCGAAGAGAAGATCTGCGGTATCGGTCTCTACGTCAAGGAACTCAAGGCTAACGCGGAGGCATGCAAGGAAGCGTCTGCTCAGCTTTCCGCCCGAGCCAAATCCCTCAATTCCCGCGCTGATTGGCTGAAGTCCTATGCCCTTCAGCACATGCAGCAGAACGGACTCGTCAAAGCCGAGAACCCGCTTTGCAAGGTATCGGTTGCCAAGGGTATGCCGACCGTCTCTATCTACGACGAGAAGCAGATCCCTGAGAAGTTCTACATCGTCAAGAAAGAACTCAGCAAAGCCGCAATGAAGATTGCGCTGAAGGATGGCGTTGATATCCCGGGTGCCAAGCTGGTGACCGGTCCGGCGTCTCTTCGAATCAAGTAATCCCCATTTTTAAAAGGAAAACAAATGGACTTCACTCTTAACGCGGATCGCGCCAAGGAATCTTGCCGGGCCCCCAGTGCCATCACGGAATCCGGCGCTTATATCGGTCAGTTCCATGACGCGTACTACTACACCACGAGGTCGGGTGCCGGCTTCATGGTGTTCAACTTCTTCGCGAACGACGGGCGGTCCGCTCGTCTGAATATGTGCATTACGAAGCGGGATGGATCTGACTCTTTCGCTCGAGGGATTGTGGACGCGGTGATGACGGTTCTTCGTAAGCGTTCGATCTCTTCCACGCTGGGCGTCATTAAGTACTCGAACGGTAACTCTCAGGACGTTGAGCGCTTCCATGATCTCGAAGGAAAGAAGATCGGCGTGATCCTTCAGCGAGTGAATGATCCGTCTGATGAGAAGTACCCGTTCCACATGGAGCTCCTCACGCCGTTCGACGCCGACACCCGCATGAACGCCCGGGAAATTCTCGAGAAGGCTCCGGAAGCAAAGGCAGTGGACGCCCGGCTGAAGACTCTGTCGGACCGCACGCTTAAGAAGAAGTCCGCAGCCGAATCGTTCGAGTCTCCCAAGCGAGATGAAGCGCCGGCACACGATACGTTCGTGAACGAAGACATCCCCTTCTAAGAAAAGATTCACCCATGACTGAAGAAAAAATCAATCACCCGGCGCACTATAACCAGCTGCCGCACGAAGTCATCGAGATCGTTGCTGATCGGGATTTCTGTTCTGGGAACGTTGTGAAGTACCTGATGCGCGCCCCATATAAGGGAAATGCAGTTGATGACCTGAAAAAGGCGCGCTGGTATCTGATATGGCTCCTGGAGCATAACTACCCGATAGGCTCGCGCGATCTTTACCATAAGGAATACAGAATGACTTGTGAAAACGCTAATGCGATCAGCGGTCCTGGAGCCGGAGAAATCTCAAAAGCAATCAAGCTTTTTGTGTCCGGATACGGGGAGGAAGCTTTGGCCGCTATAGATAAAGCAATAGATGAACAGGAGAGCGAGAAATGAGGAAGCGCGGCAGAACAATCCCCCCGCTGGGGTTACCGATGGTGGATGTGAAAGAAGCCGCGGCCATGCTCCACGGTGACTATCAGGGCAATGGTGAATGGAAGAACTGGTGAGGAGATGAGAAATGGCTGAGGATGAACTTCTTAAAAACTTTCGCGGGTCTGCTCATGTAGAAAACGGCAGACCGGAAATGCAGTCTCGCCTGGACTGCATCCATTGGTTTGGGACACCCGCCAAAGCGCTGCGACTCTCAACCAATCTCGATGACTACGTGATTTCGAAAGAAGCGTTCGAGCGGCTCCAGAAGGGAATTGCCATGATTCAGGAAGCGATGGGAGAAGCGCATCATGCCATCCAGTAAGAAGCCAAGGAAGAAGTGGCATAAGAAAGTCACGTGGCAATCCGCGGAGAAGCACGTGAATATGCTGATCCGGGCTGAGACGTGGGATCAGGGGATGCTGGACGGATTCGCAACCGACTTCTTGTTCCCGATGGATGTCTTGCGGCATAGCTGCGGGAAAGAATCGCACGTGCGGCGATTCATGAGTAAAACCAAGGTTTACCTCGTGATCAGCTGGATTCTTTCACGGCAGTTAACGGATCCGGAGGAAATGCGGAACGTCATCGCTGAGACGAACCGCCACTTCCAGATTGTGTTCAACTGTTGGCTGAACCACAAGCGGATTCTCTACCCGGAACTTAAGAAAGCGCGTGAAGGCATGAACACGCTCTTCAACACCATCAGGGACGCGTTCGAACCATGGGAAGTGAGCACGTGTCACGAGCAGGCGGTTCATAACCTCAAGGCTTACGACCTGGCGGAGAACGAACTGGATCTGCAACTGCCGGAATCGTGGGATATCCCGGTCATCACTACACGGAGGGAGAAACGATGCTTAAACGCCTGACGAAAGAAGAGACGTGCGAGGCCCTCGGGATATCGCAGACCACGCTTTACCGGATGATTAAGAGCGGGAGATTTCCTGAAGGAACCCGGATTGGTCGGAAAGTGTTCTGGTACGCCCAGACGGTAGAAAAGTTCGATCGGATGCGGCAGAAAGCGTCCGAAAACGGATGGCGTGCTGGTGGGATAAATGGCGGGACAAGCCCCGCAACACTCTGATTACATTCCAATTCTGGCGGTCTCCTTCTCCGCCAGGAATTGCAAATCCCGAAGGTAAATCCTTCGGGGTTTTTCTTTGCCTGAATATCTGATTTTAACGCGATTTCTATCTATTCCGCCTCGAATGGATGGGAACTCATTACTCTCCCGCTGAGAAAAACAGGCAAAATATTGCCCCCGTTCCCTGGAAAGGAATACGGGGGCTTCGGAACTCTCAGCCA